ACTATGCTTCCACCAGCAATTGGTATTAAACTACCACTTGCTACGGATGCTGATAGGCTTGCACTATAATGATTGTCAATAGCTTGGTAAATTATATGAGATGAACGATCTAGCACAACCGAATCTGATACCCAAGAGCGGTCAGATTCATAAAGCTGTTCCGAATTTTTCTGAGACCAAATAATATCAGATGGCGTAAGTTCTTGTAATTCATAAGTAGAATTTAAAGTACTTACACTAAGAGGTCTTAATTGGTGTGCTGATGAATTTCCATAATTAGCTGGAACAAAAACGGCACCTAAAACAATTTCATCATCAGGTATAGCTGGTGGTTGTATCATTAAGTAGTCGGACACATCACCAAGAGTAATAAATGTTGTTGTTGTTAATGTAGAAGGTAGGTCTAACTGAACGGTACCAGCGCCTATAGAATTAATTTTATTACCGTATGGCATACCTTCACCAATAACAATATCACCAGGGTTTAAATTAACCTGTGGGTTTACACTTGTTATTGTGGTAGATCCTGCTGCTAAAGTTCCATAAAACCCTAATTGATTTCCAAAGGTATCAACTGATATTGCAAATTGCCCACTGATTACCGTTCCTGTGCTTGATGCTGATAAATCAACTCCGTAATCATATACTGCGGTTGCAGTTACCCCTGCCGCTAATCCAGGGCCTGTGATTGTATCACCAACATTTATTCCGCTGACAGTTCCTGTTCCTAATGTAAATGCTAATGTTGTACTTGCTGTATTATTTCCTAAGAAAGTTACAGGTCTGCCAACTGGATATAAGTTACCTTTATGAATGTTTACTGCACCACGATATTCAGTATTTCCTAATCCTGGGTTTGTTGCAGTATTAGGATAATCACCCTTAAACGTAATAACGTCATATCTTCCCAATGATAAATTAGGATTAGGATCTATTTGTAAATCTCCAAGAGCGGCTGAAGTTTGGTGCCAATAAGTTTTACCTTGGATACGTGCATTACCGCTATCAACAGATAACCATAATCCACCTCCAGAAATTCCAGCGTCAGGTTTTCTAACAATCAAGCCACTTAAGATTGCTTTCTGTGCATTCAGTTCTAAAATCTCATGACCGTCATTACTATAAGCACGTCCTAGTGTAAGATCAATAATTTCTTCCGCTTTGTATATAGTGGATTCATCAAAATCTCCAGGATTATCAATATGATTAGTTCCAGGTATAGCCGCATTTGGACGATACCAGGTAGATGTCGCAGAATTGTAGAATTTGGCAATTCTTCTAACGAACGATGTAATAAGATTTGTTTTGTTGCTCACTTTAGTTTCTTATTGCTTTTTTATTTAGTGCATCTCTTAACACGGCAGCGTTTTCATAATCTTCACTTTCAACAGCTTTTTCTAAAGCTTTTTCTAAAGCCTGTTTAGATTTTTTGTCTTCTTCAAAAACAAATTCTGCTAAACGGAAAATTACGCGTATGTCACCGATGTCACTATCTTCACGATCCCAGAAGATTATCCAGCTTCCGTGGGAAATGTAATGTAAGTCTTCGGTCATCATGTGAGAAAATATACTTCTTAACTCATCTCGAAGTTCTGCTACCGACGGTAGCCTTTTATGAGTTTCCTTATCATCTTCAATTTCCCAAAGGATATTGTTGTTTTTATGATAGCTTTTGATTTTTCGCCAGTCTATACTTTGAATAACTCTTTCCGAAGCTGAAACACGATGATTCATGACACAACACTATTTTTACTATATATCAATATAGAAGTCTGTATGAAAACAATAAAAGGTAAAGGTAAAGCTGCTTATATGCGCTCAGAAGTTGAAATCCCCATTACCTGGGTTTCAACAGAATTAGGGCCAACATCACAAAGCTTATTTATTTTCAAATAATAAATTGCTCCTTCAACTAAAGAAGTTGCGGGAAACTTTACAGTTTGCCCCGTGACAGTTTCAACTGTTAGCCAAGATGATGGGCTCCAGTTAAAAATATGTAAACCTACTATGTATGGTTCATCAAGATGTATGACATCCTGACCGGGTATTAGGTTAACCGGTTTTACGCCACCGTCTCTAAAAAATATATCAGAGATAGGGTAATATTTAGATGCAATAATTGCCATAATTCATTAGTATTATCTGCCAATCATATATCTTACAGGTATATCAAAGGCATGTGGGTTTTTAAGTATAATAGTTTCTATAAAGCAACGGTCAGCGTCTTCAATGTCAGTAGCGCCTGATAAGAATAAGAAATCTCCAATGTTTCTCCATCTAGGTGTTGCAGGACCATATACATTTGACATTAGTTCTCCATCGTATGCTACATTAACTGGAGCATCAAGTTGAATGTCTTTACCGTTTAAATATTCTATGTTAGCTCTAAATGGAACTCCGTTGTCAACTTTTATTAAAGTGTTAACTCCAAAGTGATATCCAATATGATCTGTTACTGCTGTATAGTCCCATTCACAATTAACGCTAGTAGAACCTGCTGCAAGTATAACATTAGTACCAGGATTATTTACCTCATCATATTCTCCACGATTAACATATTGGAAAAACTTTTGATTAGATTTCATATCACCTGAAGTATTTGCACAACCACAAGTGGTAACGTCTACTTTACTATAATCAGGGAAAATTAAAATATACTTAATTCTGCCTTTAGGGTATTTTGTGTAAGGCACAAGTAAAGTACCAGGAGATATTAAATCAACGGCACCCGTGTCAAATGCAAATACATGACGTAGTTTTACGTTTCTTGTAATTGATCGTGCGGTTAATATACCTGTTGATAATGATGTAGATGCATCAAAAGTGACTTTAGATTTGATTACAGTAGAATTACCATAGGCAGTAGTTAAAGCGGTTGGAAAGTCACTATAGTCAGGATCATTTATATCAATAGTAAATGATAAAGATTCTAAGAAGTTTAAGTTCTCATCATATAATGAATAATCATGAGATGTCCCATCATCAAAAATGTTTGGGTTAGATACAAGTAATGCGTCAAAGCTAAACTGCTCATTAAGAGGACCGTATTCAGCAATATCATCAATGTTAATTAAACGTTCTGTTCCTCCTTTAAGAGTTAATGTTCCTTCTGTGTGTTCAGCTATCGGAATGTATAAATTGTTAAGGTCTAAAGCGGCAAGTTTATTTACCCCTTTTACAACACTTGCTAATTTACATTCAGAAATTCTAAATGCAAGGATTGACCAATCTGGTGGACAAACAATAGGTGGTTTAAGTGACATTATATTGTGTGATCTTTTTACGCATTAACTCCAGGACGAACCTGTGGATTAACTTTCTTTTTTGCTTTTGGTGTTGGTGTGTAATCTAAATCAAAGTAAGAGTTTAAATCAAACTTTTTTTTTCACCACCATTTATATTATCTATTTCCGAAGATTCTTCAAATTCTTTAAGAATCTCTTCTTGATTTACTGGAGCTATAGTTGCGGGTAGCTTTTTAGCTTCCTTAACTGCATCTTGATGCACAGCTGTAAAATTATTAGAATCTTCTAAATGCGCAACAAGTTCAGCTTCCTTTTCAGGTGAAACGTCAAGACCGTGCATTTCCAAAGCATCTTCAATAAATGGAAGATCTGGTGTTTCTTCTAAACGATATTTTGAATTAGCAAGAGCTGTTGGCTCTTCACCTTCTTGTTCGTATGTTGGAAGTTTGCCTTCTTCTTTTAATTCTTTAACAATTTTACCAACTCTTTTTTGTTCTGCTTTTAAATCAGACGGAGTTTCAGGTAGTTGCTCATGTATGTTTACATCGTCTTCAATAGCTGGGCGAATGTAATCAACAAGTGACTTAATAAAACCTAAAGCAACAAGTGGTAAGATTGCTCCACTTATAATAGAAAGGACTCTTTTTTGGTAAAGAGGATCTTCATCAACAAGACCAAATAGTTCTACCCAAGATTGGTAGTCCTGTAAATTGGTAAATGCGTAATAAGTATTACCCATCATTTGCATACAAGTTAAAATAATGAATAAGCCCCAAACTAGAGACTTATTCATTTTATCTAATACTATAAGAGATGCAAGAGATGCGGCTGCTCCAATTTCAAACGCAATCGCTAATGAAATAGAAAGCCATTGTGGATTTGATAAACTGAAGAACTCAATAACGTGAATGGTTGAAATAACACTCACGATTAGATACAAACTTACAAAGGTTGTAATTATGAATCCATGTAGTAATTTATCTTTTTTCACTTTCAAGTTTAGTAATTTCAGCGTCAATCGCGGTTTGACGATTAACATCAAGGATTTTACGGTCAGTAGATTGTATCATACGCTTTTCAGCCTTTAAACCTTCTATCTGTAAATCCTTTTGAGATGCACAAGAATCAAGTCTTGTCTCTATTTTGTCAAGTCTTTTGTTAATACTTTTAACATCACCTGAACCACATGTATTCACAAAGATTGCTATCAATAAGATGATAGCAATCTGTTGAAAACGTTTATCGAGTAATTCGTTTATTTTGTTCATTTTTATTGTGCTTCTGTTTCAGCGGCAATTTCAGCAATAAGTTGATCTTCATATTCTGATACTGCTCCTTGGTCAATAGCATTTTGTACTTGACCTAAATCTCTTTCCAATTGATCTTTCTTTTCTTTATCTTGTTTAGCGCGAGATAAAGCATCTGTCACAGGTTTTAAGATTGTGTTAAAGTAATGTAATGCTGAACTTAATCCTACACCAGTTTCTTTTGATAAGAAATAGTAAATAGCTTCAAGAGCTAATGTAGATAACATGATTTCTTTACGTTTCCCAGTCTCAAGATCTTTGATGATAACATCAAGTTGCTTTCTTGTTTCAATGATTCCCATTGATTCTGAGAAATTCCATTTAGCATCATTAGTGATAAAGTCATGTATAGCCTTAGCTGTTACAATCTGTCCTTCAACAAGATACGTTTTTGTTTCTAATTCTGCGCGGAAATCATTTAATTTCTTTTCAAGATCCGCTGCAAGTTTTTGTCTTTGTTCTAATTTCCCGTCAATATCAACAGGTGCTTTCTCAATAGTAAGAGTTGCTTCTTTTGTCATGGTTTTTGTTTTTCTTAATTTATATATCTTGGTGAATTTAGATTAGCGTTTTGCATAATTCTATAGCCCAGTTAATTGCATTTGTGATATCCGAACGGAATATCAGTATAAGCGTAAGATAGAAAGTATTTAAAACTACTTTCCATATAGATAAGTATTTAAAGATAGGATAATACACAATAAGATAAGAGTCAGAGTCAGGAATCTTTTCGCCTGAAACTGCGACCGCTTCGCTTAATCCCATTGTATCAATAAACTTGTGGCAAGGAATCATTCGCTCACCAAGTTTGATGTCAAGCATTTGTTTATCATCACCAGCATCAGCAGGGTTTGGATTAAACACGGTATAGATTCTACCAACCCAATCAACTCGTAAGTTAAATCTTTCCCAATCCGGGGTGCCGCGGTACTTAAGAATAGCCATTCTAAGGTGCATGTAATTTTTTACGTCCTTTAGAATGTTTTTTAAATTTCTGAATCTGAATAGTTTCATATTATGATATTTCTTGATTGTATAGTTTAACTAAATTAGGGTCTTTCTTTAAAAGACTAGCCCTAACAAGTTCACGAGCTTTACGAATACGAGTTCTAACAGTATTATGTTTCCAACCAAGTTGGTCAGCAATTTCTTCGTATTTCATTTTATCAATTTCACGAAGTGTTAAAACGGTTTTGTATAAATCTGGAAGATTTCCAATTTCTTCAACTGCCATATCATATAGCAAATCAACGGGATGATCTTCATCAGATAAGAAAGCATCAGATTCAGTAATAGGACCTTTAGCTTCCATGTTTATACCCATCTCTTGCATAGCATCGTATGAATATGTTTTCTTTTTACTTCTGAAAAACAGAAGAGCCTCATTTCGAGCAATACGATAAACCCAAGTACTGAAATTCCAATACGGATCATATTGATGAATCTTTTGCCAAACTTTAGCAAAGGCTGTTGCAATAACCTCATTTCGGTCATCTTGATTAGGAACCAATTCTCTCAAGTAATATGAGATGCTTGGCTTTAAGCGATGATACACATCAGTAAAATCCCTTTCGGATCTTGACTCAAAAAATGCTAATCCCATTTCTTGAAGTGATTTCGGTTTAGTTGACATAGATGGCTGTTGAGAATTTTTAGTTAGTGACATAGATACTGTTAAGTTAGTTATTATTTATTTTACAAATATAATAAATTTATTGTGAAATAAAAAACAAATAGGGATAAAGTTATTAACAACTTTAAGCAGGGTAGAATTGCTTCTATCCTGCAAGTTGTTTAAGATAAATTAGTTTGCTTGTTCTGGTTCTCCAGAAATTCCGTCAAATCCTGGATCTTTGCAATCTTCAGGCTGCGATTCACTTATGTAATCGGTTTGGTCAGGATCCGCCATTGCAGCTTTTAACAAATCATCTCCAGATGGAATTTCATCTGTAGGTATTGGACCATTCCAAGCTTTCTTTACAGGCTCATTTTCTAAAGGCTCAGTTAATTCTTGAGTAACGATAAACGGTAATTTGCTAAATAATTCAGCAACCTCAGTGTAAGCAAATTCTCCAAGGAATTGCACAAGTTGGTTTAACTCAGTTTCAGAAAATGTAAAACCTTCACGGTTAATCAAATTCATAAATGGAAATACTTGAGTAAATTTCTTAGTGTTTAAGATGTCTGTTACTCTCTGTTTGAACTCGGGAGTTACTACGTAATTTTGCATATGTCTATTTTATTTATAGTTTATATATCATTATAGTTCATTAGTTCTTGAAATCTGAAAAAAGTTTAGATAAAAATCTAAATTTATCAGTCATGCGATAATCCATTGCTAAATCCCAATCTTCAGTTTTAATATAGTCAGCAAAGTCTTTATCATCGGTTTTCATTCGACGGCTAACTTCTATAGGATCATCACCACGTTTTAATGATCTGTCTAATCGCACTTCATCAGGTGTGTGCATAAAAATAATAACCAGGTTTTCTCTGCCAACGGCATGAATAAGTTTTTCTAGGCCTCTTGGTGTTAAAATAAGAAGATCACAATTCTTATAATCACTTTTTGTTAAACCGTAATACCAATCATTAAATTCGTCCCATTCAACAAACTGCTCATTAGCTCTTAACTTTTCAAAGTAATCACGAGTCACAAACCTATAACTGATGTCAGGTATTTCGTTATGGCGGATTGGTCTTGATGTAGTTGATAATGCAGGACGACAACCATTTTCTTGTAACATTGTTGCCAGCTCAGTTTTACCCGAGCAAGATTTTCCAATAAGGACTATTTTCTTTTGCATAAGATAGACATAAACCCAAGGTAAATAACCACGGTTTCTAAAAAGTTAAACGGAGTGTAATTAAATTTAGTTAGTGTTAACCAAATTGTGCCATAGAAGGCTAAGAATTTTGCAACAAATAATAGTAAGAAGGAAAAACGATTAGGTCTTTCGTCTCCATCTCCTGATTTCTCATCAGCTATTTTTTGTCTTAATAGATTTGTTTTTTCAAAGTCAATCATATACGGTTATTTTTGTAGATTATATTCTACGGATTAAATAAAGTTCTTTACAGTTATATAGAAGACATTTGCGGACATACAAAAAAATGTATGATAATTACCATACATTAATTTCTATAATAGATTAGAAGTACTTAATCTTCATCTTGTTCGTCAGGTGTTTGACCTTTACTATCAGGCAGTTCTTTATTAGAACTTGCAATCCTTGGTTCAAAGAATGACTTCTGATTATCAAATGCTTTCTTAAACATATAGAATCCAGTGTCACCGGGCGCAGGCTGAACTAAATACTTAGGTGCTTTGTATTCTGCGGTATCTGCTTCAAATGTAGCAAAGTCTGGTGTATTATTTATCTTCTTTGACATTAGTCTTTCCTTCTTTTGATGTTGTTAATGCAATAGTCTTAGCGTGCTCTAAGTCTTGTTTCTTTTTGGTTAAATCATTCCTTTCAATTTCTATCTTAATAAGTTTAGCTTCAATTTCTAAAATCTGAGATTGAAATGATTCTTTATTTCGAACAGCTTCTTTACGAGCTTTTTCAACATCAGCAAGCTGCGCAATTAAACCAGCATTTGCTGACGGCTCAGCTGCAGTTTTTATTTCTGCAGCGTCTTCTTTAACAGCTGCATCATATTTCTTTGCCTCCCAGTCGGAGAATCTCATGTATGTTTCCATAGTTTATATATTCTTCAATTTACCTTGACAATTTGCCATTTATATAAAGGTTAGTTACTTCTAAGCGAGCAATAACTCCACCAGCTAAACTACCCTGCGATGCAGGAACTTGTTGCTGCTGCTGTTGCTGCGATGAGCCGCCTGAAAAAACTTCTTTAGCTTTATCAGCAACTTTACCAAGAATACTCTTATCTTCAGTTTTACTAGTTGCTGCATCGGGCGATTTCTTTTGAACATTATTTAATGCTGCTTGTGCTTGTGCTTGTTCTTTAAGTGCTTTTGTAGTTGCTGATAATTTTCCTGCGTCTACGCTTGCTATAGTTTTTAATGAATCAGCATATGTTTTTAAGTTAGCGGCATCGTCTTTTCCAAATGCGTCCCATACTTTAACAAAGATTCCCATATCTTTAGTAAACTGTCCAAAGCTTTTTGTAAACTTTTCAAACGGTGTACTAATCTTTGTCATGCCTTCTGTGATTGATGCAAACTTTTTATATAATGTAACTTTATTATTGTCCAGTTTATCAAAAGAAGTACCTATTGATGTTAATGAAGTAGCAAAGCCTGTTAATACACCACTAATGTTTTTACCTGTCTTGTTAGACTCGGCAATGTTCTTTGTGATTTCAAGATATGATTTAGAAACATCAAGTATGTCTTCCATGGCAGAAGACATCTTTGGCATAAACTCAATAGCAGTATCAATTTCGTCTTCCCATTTGTCAAGGTATATACCTAAAGTAGCAAATATTTGCGGGAACGCGTATAATAGTTTCTTTGCATTTGTAACAGCCGTAGGAATTGCATCAGCAAAATTAATTGTACCTTTTGCTACAAGTTTTGCATTTTTAGTCCCAGGATTAATAACTTCATTAATAGTTGCTTGGCCACTTGCAAGTTTAAGTACCATATCAGCCATTTTAGCAATAGGATCAACTATCTTACCGGTTGCTTCTATTCCTGCCTCAAGTGCACTATCAGTAAACCATGAACTTCCATTTTTATAATCTCTACCAAAATTTGTAAGCGGTGTTGTTAACGCTGTAAGTATTTCTTCAACATTAGTTGCTGCATTGGTAAAATCATCGGTTGTTAATTGGCGAGAAGATATAGGAACAAGCTTGCCATTCTTAACAGCGTATTCTACAACATTAAGCGTAGCCATGTCAGCAACGCCTTTTGCAATACTACCAATTGCATTACCTACTTTTCCTGCAGCTTCAATACCTTTTACTACATAGCCACTACCCCAGTACTTACCCTCGCCTTTTACAGATTCTTCCCCAAATTTAGATAAAGGAATAGTAAGCGCGTTTAAAATTGATGCTGTATTATTGCCAGCTAATGTAAAATCTGCTTCTGTTAGTTTACGAACACTTTTAGGAACAAGTTTTCCATTCCTAACCGTGTATTCTGTAACATTAAGATTTGCCATATCAGCAACTCCTTTAGCAATACTACCAATTGCATTACCTATATCACCAGCAGCACGAATACCTTTTTGCATGTAGCCAGCGCCAATAGTAAAAGGTCCATACCCTGTTTCACCTAATGTTGACCACATACCAAATGCCGTAAGTGGCATTGCAAGCGCATTAAGTATTGATGCAACGTTAGGACCAACTTGTTGAATTTCAGCGTCAGTTAATTTAACTACTCTTTTAGCCACAAGTTTCTTAGATGCTTTATCATATTCCATTTCCGTGAATGATAAAGTTGCCATTGCTTTTACACCTGCTGCTAATGAAACAAGAGCAAGACCCATTAAAGCAATCATTGGAATTGCTGCCATTGCTTTAAGTACACCTGCTACTCCTAAACCATCAAGTGCGTGTGAAAATCCTTGAACGGTACTTGATAGAGCATTGGTTAAAGCTGCGCCATCACTTTCTTCCCACCCTATTTGTTTAAATATGGCAAGAGCAAACGTAAGAGGTAAAAGAGCCGCAGACGCAGGTATAATTGCAGCGGCGCCAATTAAGACAAACGGAGCTATGATTCCAAGTTTTGACATTGTCCAGCTTATTTGCATAATTGCGTATGCAAGATTTTCAACCTTTTCTTTTGTAAACTCTGCTTGGGATAATAACACAAGAGTACCCGCAAATGCTATCATCGGTAATGCTAGTGCTTCAATAATACCAACACCAATTAAAGCATAAGGTGCAATCCCAGGATCTCCTAAAACTCTTGCGGCTAATCCAAGAATAACGATTGCTAACCCAATTACACCAACTTTAAGTGCAAGAGTAAGTGGATCATCTTTAACCAGTGATCCTACTATTGCTAAAGAAACCGCAAATCCTAACATAGGTAATGCTAATCCACTAATAAGAGCAGTTCCTTTTTTAATAGATCCGTCTTTATCAAGCTTGCCTAGGCCGTATGCAGCTAATCCAATAAATCCAATAGATAGACCCATTACAAGTGCTCCTAACGCTATTGCTGGAGCTACTAGACCCGCAAGAGCCATCACAAGTCCAAAGAATACTAAAGGCTTAACCATATTATTTAAAGCCCTAATCCCTTTATTAATTTGCACAGAATCTTTACCTAATCCATTAAGTACCATCATGATAGCTTTAATTGCTAAAATAAAAGCTATTACTCCTAATGCAAATAATGGAACAACTAAACCAATAGCAACCATAGTTAATGCAAAGATAGCAATGTATTTGCCAATCTTCATTAAGGTGTCAAGCGCAGTTGCACCTTTCCCAGCATTTTTATCTGCGGAATTTAATGCCCATAAGATTCCTTTAATTGCTAATATGAATACTAAAGTTCCAACAGCAAATAGCGGAGCAACTAATGCAATACCTACCATTGTTAATGCAAAGAGTGCAATACCTTTACCAATACCCATTAATGTTGCTAACGCAGTTGCACCTTTACCAGCTGCAGCATTCGCGTCTTTTAATGCCCATAAGATTCCTTTAATTGCCATCATAAAGACAAGTGTCCCAAGTGCTACTGCGGGGGCTAACACAGCTACCGCCGTCATACCTAATGCAAATGCAAATATGCTTTTAGACATTTTAGACATAGCATCAATTAGCTCAACTCCATTAACATCTTTAATATTTTTGGAGGCATCTCTAAGTCCTTCTGAAAAGTTTACTAAGAAGTCTTTAACTTTTACACCTGCTTTAGAACTAAGAAGATTAGTAGCAACAATTAATTTTGCAATTGATGTAGCCATACCACCAATTGCCATTGCTTCTTTAGTAGAGTCAACAACAGAACCTTTAGCAGGTCCTTCTTTAGATGTAACGGTATTTCCACCTTTCTCGCCTTTCTTGCTACTACTTGGATTAAGATAACTCTCAATCTGTTTGGTTAACGAAACTAACTGGGCTAATTTCTCATTGGCCTGATTGGCTACTGACATCTATGGTCTGGGGTCTTTTTGTATATATCATATCATCTAATACTTAAAGTTTGGCATAGATGGTATGTTAAAGTTTGGCATAGCTGGCATCTTAGGTAAACTATTGCTTGCAGCAGACATCATTGAGTTTGCTGACATGTCTTGGCCTTCTTCCTCTTTCTTACGTCTACCTTCTTCCTCTTCATTGAAGTTTTTCAAATTCTCCATAAGGATTTCAGCTCGGTAAAATTCCAGCCTATCTAATTCAGAAGGCTGGAGCTTTAATACTTTTAATAAGATGAACTCAGCCTCAAACCAATTCGTCAAAGATATCTGAAATAAGGAAAATAGATTTGATTCCTCCCTGAAAGTTTAAGGGCGCTTTCCCTTCCCCTCCGCTGGACGTTTGATATCTGATGCCAGGATTAATAGAATCAGATAGCATTTCTACAAGTTTGTCCATAACTGAAATTCTTTGTAAACTCCAAGTGAATGATTCTTGTACCGCTCTATCATATGAAGTCTGGTTTAAAACTTTCCAATCGCTAAAAGAGAACGGCGCATACTTGATAAATGTTTTATCAAACGATTGCCCTGCTTGTTGTTTTTGTTTAATAAAGTTTTTAATGAAAGACATAATACCTAGAGATGGTAAAAAGATTTTGAAGTTTTCACCGTTTTTCATTTGTATGTTAAACGATTGTTCTTCTGAACTATAATACTTCATGATTCTTTCATCAGGATTAAAATAATCTAATGAATCTTTAGTTACTTCAATTTTTTGGTCTGCTCCATCTTCATCAGATACACTTACAAATAAACGGTTCTCGCCATTCTTAAATGTATAATCACGTACTGCAAAGATTAAGTAAAAACGGTCAATTTCTAAAAGGTCTTTGTAAGTACCAGGTTTTCCAGGCACTTTAATTCTAACACATTTTTCCATGATAAAGTTAAGCATATCATCTACACCTAATAAGTCATTATCATCGATTGTTGACCAGTGACGTATTTCTGAAACTGTAGCTGCTCTTAATGCAACTTGTGTTCCAGCTTTGTAAAACATACCTTGTGAAGGTAAAGATTCCATTGGCATATTCTTCCAACCAATTTCTGCTGCTAGTACTTCATCGCCTTCATATTCTACAAACTTTTGAGCTTTACCGATAGTAGCTGGTTGAACTTCTTCGACATTAGCTTGTTCTTCTTGTTGAACTAAAAGAGCCGCTTCCTTTTCAAGTAGATCTTTTACATTCTCTGTTTCTTGTGACATATATTCTATATTATTTAGATTTAGTTTATATATCACAGGTATGTAATGGTTCTTAAATTTAGGCACAAAAAAAGAGGGGTCTTGCGAACCCTCTTAATATAAAGTTTAAATTTCTTAAAGAATCGTTTCTTCCCAGTAATCTGCGTTAAGCGAGAATCCTGTGATTTTGTAAATCCCGCCATCTGTAAAGTCAGATCCCATTGCAGGAAGTGGTGATTTAGGAAATACTACAGGGCATTTAACTTGACGGTAGATATCTCCCGCTTTGTTAAAATAGTTGATGATCATTGGACCACCAGTGTAATCTTTCTTAAGTCCCATCTTACCAGTTAATGGGTCGTATATAAGGTCACACCATTTACGAAGTGCTTTATATACATAAGCTGAGTTACTGTCATCTAAGTTAACCTCAAAATCTAATTTGATTTCAAGAACCGCGTCAGTAACCATACCACCAGCAAACGTTCTAGTCGCTGATTTGTATGTTTGCTTAACCATTTCTGGTAATCTATTAGTTTCAATACCTTCAACTTTTGTACAGTTTTCCATTACCAGTGTCCAACCAGTAACGGCTGCAGGCGGAGTTAGAAGAATTTCGAACTGTGCGTTATACAACGGTTCGAATTTTTGCATTGCCGCCTGGGAGTTTCTATAATGTGGAAGTCCTGCCATTTTATCTTTTATTTATTTTTTCTAATTCTATTGTTAATTCTTAAGCTGCTGAAAATCCTCCAGAAGAGATTGTTCCAGTTTTAAGTATTGTCATACGGTTAATAAATTTCTGGATTCCACGAGCAGGCTCGATTGCAACATCAATTATACCGAAGTTTTGGTCAATGATTGCTGGTGTATTATTCGTGTCATCCATGATAACAGCGTAATTATATACACCTCCAGCATTTCTTACAGTGTCAAGATAAGTTTCTACGATAGAACGAATTTCTAAACGTGTTGAAGCATCATTAAACTCAAATAAGTATTGTTGTAAGATTTCTTCAATCGCTTCTTCAATCGTAATAAGTAAATCCCTAACGTGTAAGTTATTAAATGCAGACAGCGTACGTTGGTAAGCTGTTTGGTTTGCGAATATCATCGGACCAACATTTTTAACTGTTACGATTGGGTTAACACCTATCGGTTCAAGATTCTCTCTATCAGAAAGTAAATAATCATATTCCATTCTAACAAATTTTGGATTAGAGATTACACCACGGCGTGGACCAGCAACGATTGCGAATGGCTCACCATTAATGAATTTTCTTACAAAATTGTTTGATACGTCTGCAGACGGCGGAACACTAATTTCTTTGTTGTTCTCACGGATAATAACGTTAGGCGAGAATACACCAATGAATTTAGCTCCTTGACCTTCGTCAGGTAATCCCCAGATATACGATGGCCCTAATGAAAGGTTACCTCCATCAGCAATATACGTAGTATTAAGAACTGGTTTTGGATTTCCAGCAGCCGGGTCAGGCAAGTCTGTAAATCTTGGGTCAGTACTGTTTTGGAACTGAGCGCATGATGGTGCATTAAGAAGAGCTAAACATTTTTGACGATTCATAGCTAATCTGCTTAATATTTGTTTTGGACCCATGTTAGGCTCAAGACCACCATTAAATGTATCAACAATATAACGGAAAGCAATTACATCTTTATCTGCAAGTGTTACTGCAAGATTTGTATTTTCAAGAACTCCGTATATTTTTTCTAATTGAGCAGGAGTACCAGGTAAGTGGTAATCAGTCAATGTAAATCCTGAAAGTTTTGTAAATTGGAAACGATCACAGAATTTTTGGATTGGAGCAAACTTAGTAATTTTTGATGTACCTGATGTAATATCAACAAGAGGAGTATCAAGAACTGTATACTCAAAGAATGGCAATCCAGTAGCAGGGTCAAGTTTTTTAACTTTAGCAGTTACTCTGATAAGAATAGGATTAGCAACGTTGTTGTTTACAACGTAATCACCAATTTCTAAGCTAGCAGCGTTTGTTGGAGTTAACTTGAATTTTTTACCACCTCCATAAAGTCCTGGTGCTTCAATCGCAATTTGTTCGCTTAAGTTTTTTGCAAGAGACGAATATATTGCAATGTCATTAGTTGTAGCAGAACCATCAGTATAAATTATAGAACCATCGTATGTAAGGTTAACATTGGCAAATGTAGCATCAGCTTTGTTTAATAATGTGTTAGCTGTATATTGCTCAACTTTTGCTCCAGATAAACCGTATGCAATTTGAGTATAAGTATCTTTATCAGCGTTCCATGCATTTGTTACATTCAAGTAATTGTATTGTGAAGTACCAGAACCGTATTTAATACGGTCACCGTCAATCACAAGACTACCTGCAATGTTACGAGCAAGTTTATTACCTGGGTATGCTTCATACGCAGCAAGAGATGCAATAGAGTTTCCTGTTGGAGGAGCAATTCCATTGTATACAGCAGTTGGAACGTTTGCAGCGGTATCATTTACCTCAACGTAAAATTGTTGTCCACCTGGTAATGTAACTCTAATAAGATCACCCACAGTTTGAAGATCAAATGGATTTTCATTAGTTGTTGCAGTACCTACAATACGAACAGATTGGAAATCTCCAGAATTGCTATCAATATCGTAAGCAGCTAATACACCAGTTTCATCCACAATATGCCAATCATCAGAACCTGAATTAATAGGTAAGTTTGTAGATATGTTATAAAGAGTTACGTTATTTTTATTGTCTTTAGTTTCAGTTTGACCTAAACCTACAATTTTTGAATAAACAGTGTTTACAGAAGCAATATAACCAAAGTCATCATTACCGTTAATATCAAGATCTGGTACTAAGTTTATAGCAGCAGCCTCGTGTGTATCAAGGAATGTTATGTTAATATCACCAGGTTGTAAGTAAGATGCAAATTCATCAAACGGGAATCCTGCAGTACAGAATTTACTTTGATAAAATGGAGCACCATTAGTTAAACCTGTTGTTTTAGCTACGACAGTCATGATTCCACCTAATTGGGATACAGAGTCAACTTCAAAATACTTAGCGTATCCCGGAGCTTGTATTAGCATGATATCACCGTCAGAAACAGATGGACCTACAGAAACTGTATTAATTGTAATTGTTCCGTTTGTAGCAGGAGCACCACCTAAATTTGCAAGTGGTAATGTTAATACTTCACCAACTACATAAGATTCACCGCCTTGTACGATTGTTACCGCAGGAACCCCAGCGGCATTATAGTTTACATTAAATATTGCGCTATAACCAGAACCTCCAGTTGCAACAATATTTGAATAAGGAACAGGCAATAATGTTGCAGGAGAGAAAGTAATATCGTTAACTCCCGATACACCGCCTATTAAAGCTCCGCTGATAGTTAATACATCAGTTAATTGGTATTTAATACCTGGAGTAACTAATGCAATAGTAGTTACGTTTGTTGAACTTACTTGTACGGTAAATGTTGCATTTTGAGCTCCAGTTTTAACATTTCCTGTTGAAGTAGTAGCAACAGGAGTGTATGTAGCACCAGTAATAGTTGAAACATCGATTGTTACGTTACCTGCAGACGAGCCTCCAAGAAGAGCGCCATCAATAGTAATCGTATCACCAATATCATAACCAGTACCACCCACATTAACCGTTACACCACCAATTGCTTGAACATTACCAGCACCTGTGATAATTACATCTACAGTTAAACCAGTACCACCACCTGTTGTTGCAATACCCGTAAATGTTGTAGATGGCGTATAAGTACCACCAGCTTGTCCTAATGAAAGATCGTTAAATCCTGAAGCAGGGCGCCCAGGCGATACGTGAGTTATAGAACCTACCGTAGCAATTGGTTGTCCAAATGGAGTTGCTTGTGTTAATGCACTAATAGTTAAAATTCCATCACCAGTATTTCCAGGCTCTATTACTGCAATAGTATTTGCTAGTGTTGGAACAGTAGCGGCAACAGTTTTTAGTGTGTAATTTGATTCTGGGCCATCTGCTAAAAGAACTCCTGAATTTTCATAAGTAGCATCAATGTGAAGCGGCGTACTTAATTGTAATTCAAGTGATGAACCAGTGTCAACGATATTGTCAATTTTAACAAAGTCATTAGGTAAAGAACTATCATTAATAGTATCAGTACCAAAAGTTTTGATTAATGAGTCTGTTGTAAGAGCAGCCGATAAAGCATCATATTGTGCAACTGTGAAAGTTGTGTCAGATGGGTAAGGCTTAGGAATAACAAGTACGTTATTAAATACACCTTTGTCTCCGCCAAAAGGATATGACTTAACATAAACTATTGGTGATAAAGATACATCAGTTACTTGAACTGTTGGGTCAAATGCACCAGGGTTTGAATCCACTAACCCTGTGAAAGTTAGAAGAGTTTTAATTGGTGTATTGTATGATAAGAAGTCAATCACATCATCAGTTGTGTTAATTAAGCTGTTTCCAACCATATCAACTTTATATACTGAATTATCGTAATCATCAAAAGCTTCTTTATTTAAGTTACAGAATACTCCTGTTAATGCAACTGCTGAATTAAGAATAACATCAATTGATTGGTTAGAACCATTGTTATCAATAAAGTCAGGTATGATAGTTCCTGTAAAAGAACCAGTCATTGTTACACCGTCAAGGCTTAAGAACTCAAAAAAGTTGCTTGATTTGATACCTCTTAAGTCAAAGTATTTAGAATACGTTGGATCTTGAGAAAGTAATTGTAAATTTGTCCAGTCACCTTTCACAACATAAACGTCAACGAAATAATCTGAAAGATAATCGTTAGGTTGTATGTATGAAGGAACGTTTCCTCTTCCGTAATAATCATCAGCTGTTATATTATATAACGATGCGTTGTCTGATTTACGAACGATGATTGACTGTACTTCTTGTCCAAGATTAACGAAGTTAAACAAACGGCCACGGTTGGCAGGCTTGCTGTCTACTGTTGCTTGTAAGTATGCTTCATCTGGGAACCAGAAGCGTTCTTTGTTGTAAAAAGATGAAAGAAGCGCTCTTGTTAAGTTACCGTTTGATTCATTTGCCGCGATAGCAAACGAACGATAGTCAACAGCGTCTCCACCTTCATTTACCGGAATGTTATTCAACGGTAGAAGATTTAATCCGAATACAGGTGCTGTCTGTAAACAAGTTTCGATTGCTCTATGGAAAAAAGAACCACGTTTCTCAAGGAAGTAGTCAACGTCACCAAATACTTTACGAGATGTAGCGACATCACGCAAAAATACTGGAGCGTTAAACGGTCCTTTACGAGAGAAACCTACTACAAGACGGATAGTCTGTGTAGTCACAACGATTCTTTCTGATGCGTCAAACTCTATTGTGTAGACACCAGATGCCTTAAATCTATTAAGATCAAGTGTGATTTTGGCCATTCTGCTTATTAGTTATTTTTCTTTGATTGGGTTTATTATTCAATCCGTAGTATATATCTTAGTAAAACTATCAATTTTTAAAAGATATTATCTCATTCTGTAGTTGTGAGACATTGCGTCTTTTGGCAAAACATACGGCGTTGGGGACTCAAAAGACTTAATTGTTTTAAATGCAGTTAAGAAATCATCTTCACCCCTATCGCTTTGAGACATTGCCTTCTCTACAGCTAGTTTATATATTTCCGATGTATTATCATATTTATCCTCAACCATTTCAAAATAATCTGTAGTATCAAACAGCGATACAAGATTAACACAAGTCATTGCCACATCATCGTGTGCAAGTTGAGATTCATATCTTCCTGATGACGAAATACCAAAAGAACTTAATTCATCAAAGGTTCTCTTTTCGTTAACTGTGATTTTCTTAGACTTAACTAGGTTACGTAATTCACGACAGAACGTTTCACGGTTATCTTTTTGCATTTTAACACCCATCTTTAAACTTGTGTTTGCCATTGAATGCCTTGTGTATAAAAAGATCTCTGGATAAAATTCAGGGTTCTTTGACATTTTTTCAAATATAATGTTTCCTTTAAAGTTAATCTCTAAGACTACTTTACAATTTTCAGGTTCAAACAATTCAAACACTAATAATTCTAAAACTTTTGCAAGCTCCTCAACGGATTGCATGTTAGAACGGAATACACCTACTTGGTTTAGTCTAAAGAAACTTGTTTCATCTTCCCAATCTCGGGTTTTTCTAACTGATGCAATAGACTGCGGTACTACATTAAAAATGTTAATCACTGAGAAGTCACGACCTACGCCATCACCAACATCAACTGCAAACACATATTTGTCTTTTCCGTTCCAAGCGTCGCCTGGATCAAATGACGGTAGCCATTTCAAGTTATTATTATAGTCAGGATAATCTAAGAAAGGATCTGTTTCTTTACAAACAAATTCTTTAGAGACTCTTTTCATTAACATCAATGTATGACTATCAAAAAGTAATCTTGATGATGCTAAGAATTGATTACCGTACTCCTGATTAAATAATTCCTCAGAACCAAGGTTACCAATTTCTCGAGATTTCCAAGTTTCATCTCTACCAGGAACTTGCCACCAGTCAACTCGTATTGGAAAGTAGCTATTCTTATGCTCAATGGCACCTTGATAAATTTCATAAAATAAGTTCATACCATTTGGTGTAGAACATATAATGATTCTTGAGATCTGTGATGATGCAAGCGTTGGATAAATAGAACGATAAAATGGTAATAAGAAGTTTGAATGAATATGCGCAAACTCATCGGCAAATAATAAGTGGATGGTAAATCCAATAGCCGCAGTTTTTGTTGTTGCTTGTGAAAACAAACGGCAACCATTATCAAACCTCATACCTGTTACACCGCCAGCTGTAATTCCGGGTTTCATAAAGAATGGTAAATTCTTAAGAACAGTTTTAATCTTATCAACAATTTCAGAAGTAGTAGCTAATTTATTTGCAACTACCATGATATTCCTATCAGAGTGAAAACATAAATACCAAGCAATGAAAATTGATGATGTTACAGTTTTACCAATCTGACGAGACGCAAGCATTACAACAAAACGGTTGTCTTGAAATGCTGCAAGCATATCTTCCTGATAAGGTCTTAAACTAATTTGACGAATACCTTCATCCGTCATAGAGTAGCAGTACTTGTTACCAAAGTAAACTACGTCATTAGCGCATCGTGCTAATTCCTCAAGCTCTTCTCGTGTATATTCGTACACAAGCTCCGGAGCTTTCATATCAATCTTACCGTCAAAGAATGGAGAATAATCCGCAGTTAAACCACGCTCAATTCTATCAACCTCATCGGCAATCTTTTTACTATTCCAAATTTTCCCCCTGTTTGACATTTCCTACTGTGTTTTCATTTGGTTTATCGCCAGCCCTACGTTCAGGTATAGCATCACGAAGAGTTTCTATTAACGCTTTACCGCCTCTCATTTGATACATTCCTTTTCCTGTATCTTCAACTTCATAATCTTGGTCAATTAGTAATGGCTCATCACTCATCTTGACGCGGTAATCTTCTTTTAGATTTTTGTAATTGTTTTCCATGATTACCATGAATTGCGCAAGGTGCTTAACAATTTCCATTTTAGATCGTTGCAATGAAGCAAGTACCTCAAATGTACGTGGGTGTAAATTCCCGCCGTCAATTTCCTCAAGAAGTTTAATGATTGCGTGTTCTGCGGTTTTCATTTGAAAAAGCAAATTTGAAACTGTGATTTTGTCAACCACACTTTTTTGCTTTACATACGGAATACTTGAAATGATTTCAGGGTTTAAATAAAACTCTGCAATAGAATTAACAATCGTTTCAGAATTACTATCAGAATATGTTTTTACCTTTTCATAGTCCATGAAGTTTCCTTCACGAGCAGGTAACATACTCTTAGCATCTTCAATACTTAATTGAATATCTTCAATTCCGGTAGATAACATTTTTTCCAGCTCGTCACGGAGTTCCATCTCGCGTTTTTTGTCTTCTGGTATTTTTCTCATATTACTTAGTTTTGCCAATCCACGGAAGTCTTAATCGTGGTATTGCGTTGTCAATGATAATTCCAAATTGTGCATCTTGAACAATAGTTTCATTTAATATGATAGACTGTTTATCTAAATCAGTTTCAGTTTTATCGTATAAGCGTAAATTAGTTAATGCAAGATTGCTTCCAACTAATTTATATTTAGAATTTAAACTTCTGTCTATTGGATTAAATGGCATGTTCGTATTACTGTATATATTCTCAAGATCTGTTGTGCGTTCAGGTTGTGGAGTTTCTTCATTCCACTTTCTAACCCAAAGGTTAACTGTTAACTGTCTATAAAAGTTTGACATATTTACAAATATTGCATACCAATAATTTTCTACAAGATTTGCATTAAGAATGTTAAGGTATTCTTTTTGTGAATCTTTAAAAATTATATAGCGGCTAGCATAGATTGAAATTTTCCATCCAGCTCCATTTGAATATCCATTAAATAAAATTTGTTCATTAGCTGCTTCTGCAATGTAACCAGTGTTAGCAAATGAAGATGCCCAGTTTGAGTAATAAGTACTCAAGTACTGAATGATTTCATTTTTAACATTAAGCGTGTATACATAACCCGCAGTTACTGCAGTCACTGACGCAATTTCACCATAAAGTGCTAATCCGTTGTAGTGGCTTATTTTTATATTAGAACCAACTGCATAGTTTCTTTGAGCTGCAATCGTATACGTTAAAGGAGTTGTCAGCGGCCCGGCTGTACCTAATGTAAGATATCCTTTAACATTATCTTTAGGAAATGCAGTAGTAGGTTTTAGTTCTTTAAACCACATACACAATGATCTATCAGCAGATGCAGGAAAATCTACATTTGCTCTGTACTCAACTGCTGTTGGTTGAACTATTAATTTGGAATCATAAAGAGATCTTAAATCATATTGTGATTCTGATAGTATGTTTGTAAAATTTGGTAATTTCAATTGTGATATGATAAGTTTATCATTTATGTTTAAACGAGTTGGATCATAATCAACAGAGCCAATCTTCGGATCATATTGTTGAGGATCTGTTATCTGAATTGCCTCAAGTCTAACTTCTTCTCCAAACCTTTCTTCACTATCCCATGTAAGTTCGTCAAATTGCTCACGTAAATCTTGTGGCTCATAACGGTTAGCTTTTGGTGCATATTTTTTCAATGATATCTTCCAATAGATTTCTTTTTGCATTAAATCTTTATAAAGATACGAAGTGTCTATTTCATATATTCTATTGGTTAATGAAAAGTAAATGATGTCTCGTTTCTGTGGTCCCGTTCCTATACCAAAGATTTCTTCATAATAATCTTTAACGATTTGAATTTCAAACGGCATCTCAAAGTCAAGACCCATCGGATTAAACAGAATCTTATTGTCAGGAAACTCATTCTTAGGTACAATAACTTTTATACACTTAGGATCGTCAACATCATATAAGGTCCATTCATGTAATGTCACATCTTTACCTATTGCCATCGGAACAGCTCTTGCATATAAAACATCATGCCCAAATAGCTGATTAATTCCGTATGATAGCTGTTTGTATAACGCAACCGCTGGATTAACTGCGTAAGGTTTAAACGTAAAGTTTTCAATCTTTGTTAAGTTACTAATGTTTCCTCTTTCAGAAACGGTAAACATTGGAACGAATCCTAAGTAAGGATCTTTAGCGTCAGCCGATTGAATACAGTTAACTTCTATACTATTAATTGTTGCAGGTCCACCGCTAATTAATGTTATACGGAAGTCAACAAATAAAGTATCATCAGGATTTAAGATTATGGATTGTAAGTTTTGTGTAGTCAGTTCTATCCAAGATGCACGAACTCTATTTGATACACCCCAACGAAATTCTTTTTTAAGTACAGCAACTCCAGTGATGTCATCGCACCAGCCTGTAAGTTGTGTAACGTAATGAAAGGGCTTATCCTGAGTGATTTTTACAAAGTCTCCGGGATTAGATAAAATTGCCAGCATCCTGAATGTATTTTATGTATATATTCATGGAGGCTGGCAAGTATTATTGTGTTATGAGTATTTCATACTGTTTTACTTCTGCAATAAATTCTTCACCAAGAATCTTTACTGAAGTGTCAAAATCACGGCGGGACATTTGAAACTTATCACAATACCATTTTACAGTTTCATCTGTAAACTCTGCTTTTGCTTTTTTGTCCTCTTTAACCTTTTTTGTTTTGACGTACATCCACGAGGGTGTGCGGCTATACATTTTACTCCAGTTGTCCTGCCAATATGAAACAGTCTGCCCTGGGTTAATTCTTAAATGATTAAAGTAAGCTGCTTGCACCGGAAACTTAATTGATGCAAAACGATTAATCATAAAGAAATGTTTTGCTCGTTCATGCATAGGAATCTTTTTAAATTCTTGTTGCTTGAACATTGTATTAATGAGTTCGAATAAATCCATTGAGTAGATGTTTATTAGATGACCTTAGAGGCATTGTTATTTATTGATTATATTTGCTACTGTTAGGATAGTTTTAATCTTTTAGAATTACATTCCAAAATCTTTGAAGATATCAGACTCAACCACAATTTTTGGTCCGTTCACATAGTTAGTTCCAGATAATAAATGGGTCATATCATAATTAGCCGCAGGCAACGAATCATTTTTATGTTTCTCAAATGAGATCTTGAAATTATCTTGTATGTCTTGTGGTATAACTCTCTCATCAAGATAAACTAGAGTTATGTTACGTTCAAGACGAGATTTAATAACGTCTGCGGCAACAGTCTGTTTACAAGTTGAAGCAATTCCATTAGCAACTTCCATAGCTCTTTCAGGTAAATGATAAATGTCATCAATGAATTTAGTACGGTTTACGATTTCATAAATACGTTCTGCTTTGGCAGGAGTAACTCTAAATGTTTTTCCTTTTGCTTCCCATGTCCAAACAGGTGGCACTGCATCACCTGCGTCTCCAGTAATTACTTTACAGAAAATCATAAAGGCTGGATCTATTTCTTCAACAGGAATAGCGTGCATAGCCTCAGCAATTAAATCCTTGTTACTTCCCATATAAGTAGAAGCATCGAATAAATCATAGCTTTCAGTTTTAAGCCATTCTTTAAAACCAATAGGAGCAACGATCTTACGATTTTTAGAATTTGGATTAAAGCATACGACAAAGTTTTTCTCATTCATGCGAACACATTGAGTTAAATCACCATCACCAGTAATAATAACACTGTCTTCGCCCTGTTGGAATAAATGATCTGCCCATAAATGCATAAGATCATCACCTTCAGCACGATCTTCACGAGAAACGATAAATCCTTTTTTAGTTAGGATCTCTCCAAACTCATTCATCATTTTGTAAAACTGGTCCCAGTTAATTTTGGATTCATCCTTAGTACGAGTACCTTTATAAGCACCGTCTTCAATAAGTACATCCTTACGCCATGATCTTGCATCAATGGTAAAGATTAATTTATCAGGGCTACCAAAGTTACGAATAGCATGTGACATGTCGGTAGCAATTTTACGCATGAACATGTCTTGATCTTTTTTATCGTCAAGCAGCCTCTTGCCATTTGAGTAACCACCGAAGATAAACAGTGTTTTGTAGAAAAAG